CTAATGTTGCACCATTCATTATTAACATTGCCGCTTGGTCTCCCTTTGTAGAAACAATACCCATTTTCTTCCAACCTGGAGATGTAAACAATTTTATTTTACCCATTAATATCTTACCATCCCACCATGTTTCAAGAATTGAATGTGAAACTCTATCCAAATCAATAAGTGAAGATGATGGGTGATTTAATTCATTTAGTGCCCCACCTTTTTTTATTAAATTTCGGTATTTCTCATTTTCTCTTTTTAATAATACTTCGGGGTATATTCTGCCATTTTTATTTGGCGTATCAAATTTTTGTAAAACAGCATAAAGAATGAGGTCTTCAGAGAAGTCCAGATTCTTCATTTCAGAAATTATTTTTTTATTGTCATCGGGTGAAACATGACCGGCATCATATTCTATCAAAATCCCCGTTCCTGTTTCTTTTGGACCTAATATCTTCATTTATTTAGTAATTATACTATATAAATACATCGATATATAAGTTATTTTTTGTTTTTATTAAAGTTAAAAAGGTTTTTGTTAGATAAACCATCTTCAATTATGGTTTCAATAATACTTTTTACCATTAATTTTGACGATTTTGTTTTAACGTCAAAAAAACTATCAACATATAATGTTATTTCTAAATTCATAAATGACCTCTTTTCAATCTTTATTCCTTTAGTTTTAACATCCAAATCCACAATACATTGTGGTTTAAAATTTTTATTATTTAAATTATAAACGATTTCTTTAATTAACCTTCTTGTTCTACTGATTAAAAAATCAAAATCATCTTCATCATTTTTCGGTTGAACCCATGAGTTAAGTTTTAAATAAACTGTTTTTAAATTTTTGAAATCTACTGTTCCGTATCCAATTTTTACTTCTTTATAATCCCCCAAAGGAATATACTTTCCTGTTTTCATTATTTATTTCATATTGCATCATTATTATTATGGTGTAAATAAAAAATAAATAAAAAATTTTGAAATAAAAAATATTTTAATTACAATTGTAAAATACTTATATATTATGTTAATAATCAAAATCGAAAAAAACATCGAAACTGCTTTAAAACTTTACAAAAATAAAGTTAATAAAATAAAGCAGATACAAAAATTGAGGGAGAGACAGGAATTTGTTAAACCGTCAGTTAAGAGACGTAATCAAGTTTCAAAAGCAACTTACATTCAAAAAATTAAAAATGGTCTTGATTAATCAAGACCATTTTTTAATTCTACCAAACTGTGGTAATTAATTCTCGAGGGTTTTTTACTGTTAACCTCTTGTTTAACTTTATTCAATTTATCTTTTATTTCTGAGTCAGTTGATTCTGAAATTAATGTATCAATTTTTTGATTTAAAGATTCTTTTAATTCTAATGTTTTCATTTCAATTACATCACCTGGCATGGACAGAATATCCCTCAATGTTTGTTTTTGTTCTTCTGTCAAATTGTTATTGTAAAGTATATTGAAATTATTAACCAATACTGCCTGTAAAAGATTTTCGTTGTTTGTATGTAAAGTCTTTTCCAATACAACCGTTTCCTTTTTTGTGGTTAAATGTTCAAATAATTTTTTCTTAGAAATAACTTTTTTGTCAATATTGTTTAATGTATCTTCTTCTGAAAGTTGGTCCAGTATTGAATAGATTTCATTTTCTTCAACCTCCACATTTTTTAAAGATTCATTTAAAGTTTTAGAAAACTCTCTTACTTTCTTCGATTTTGTTTTTAGAACTGAAGACAACTCCTCAACAAATAATCTTGCAACTTCTTTATCCTCAAAATATTTGTTTTCAATTTGTTCATAGAACAAGTACATTTCTCTAAAGTCATTATTTCCTTTAATCGACTTTAAAATATTCTTCATCTCTTTTTTATTTTTGGATGAATAGGATTCAGTAAGTTTCCCTAATATTTTTGTTTTTAATTTTCCAAAAGTGTTCATTTCTAATCGTTTAATATATCTTTTATTTTATTTTCTATTTCATAAATATTCTGTTGTGCTCTATCCATGTCAAATAAATCGGTAAACTCGGTTTTTTCTTCACCCAACATTCCAAGAATTTTAGATTTTCTTGATTCACTTAATGGTTCAGAACCACCACCGGCTGGTGGTGGAGGTGGTGGTGCTCCACCCATTTCTCCGCCTGATTCTCCACCAGATTGTCCTGCTTCCATAGCTTCTCTCTCTTCTTCAGGAATACCGTATTTTGAATCAACCTCATCAAATACACCAGATCGTTTAATAACATTTTGTGTATTCTGTAATTCAAATCCCATTGCTCTCTCAATACGTTGTTGTTGTAAATCAAGAATGACTTCACTATCACTCATACCAAGAATATTTTTCTTCGCCCAAGTATGTGATACCGGTAAAATACCTACCTGAGACTGGTCAGACGTTGCGTCCTTATATAGAGTAACTTTTTCTTTCCACTGTTCAATTTTCAACAAATCAGACTGAGCAGATGGATTTGTTAGAGATAGGGTGAAATTACCCAATTCATCTTCCAAACCTAAAAGATAAAGATGTATTAGAGCGATTTTATTTAATTCTTGTATTAATGATTTTTGTATTCTATTAATTGTTCTTGCGAATCTAATATCCATTAATGCCAATGTCTTACCTTCCGCAACGACTTCTTCAAAACCCAAAAATGCTTTAGGGATTCGTAGTGCCGCCAACATCTTCTTTTGGATATATTCAATATCAGCAATTTCACCCAAATTCTGAGCTCCTGCTAATGTTTCAATTGGACTTGTTTGTGCGGCATCACGAACCGGAATGAAGTAATCTTGGTCGACAGCCATTTGGTTGTATCTCATATCAACCTGACCATTTCTTGGGTCTGAAATCTGGTCTCTTTTAAATTTGTTAGCAACACGTTGAACGTATGATTCGATATCTTTATCATCCATGTTACCAACGAAAACTTTAAAAACTCGTCTTTCAGGTGCTCTTGATGTTCTATAAATCAACATTGCATCTTCCGCCAATAATAACTGTTTCCATATTCTTCTAATTTTTTCTAACATAGAAGTACCATATGGAAGTTTTCTATCATCACCAAGTAATCTAAAATGTGCAATTTCCCAAGACTGGAATTCCATTTCTTTGTTATTCCATTGGAATCTTAATTCCTTTGTAGGAATTTTAATGTCTCTATCATTACCCGGTGTTTTTGTAGCAGCACCCTCGATTCTTTCAATTTCAATATTTGGAAGTTGTTGACAACCAATAATTCCTTTTTGGGGGTCAACTTTTAAATACACGAAATCATCACCATACTTACAAAGTCCACGAGCCCACATTTGTAAATTTGTGTTAATATCTAATTTTTCTTTAAAAAGGTCTTCTAATATCTTTTTTACTCTATCAGATTCAGAATAGATAGTTAAAATTTCACCTTTTTCAGAAAGAGTTGTGGATTCTTCAGCATATATGTCCAAAGCGGCAGATATTTCAGGTGTAAATTCCATTGACTCGTAATCATAATATGCCGCCAATCTATTTGGTTCATAGTAAACAGATTGGTTATATAGTGATTGATCTAACTTGGTCCATTTATCCGCAATATATTGAGTTTGTTGTGCCAGTAGTAGTGCCTTTTCGTACTCCTCTCTACTGTCAGTTTTTAATAATTCATCTTTCGAAAAATTAAACGATGGTGCGTTGTTGGGGTTTGTTTTACCCTGAAAACCAAAAACTCTTGTTAATTTTTGAAAAACTGTAAGATTATTGTCCGCCATGTATATAAATAGTTTTGATTATAATATAAACTTTAATTCTGAATTAGGAAATGTTTTTCTTTTTACCGAATAACCATGAATATTCTTGATATGATGATTTTGGAGTATTCATAGGATTATTCTGATGATAAAAAGATGGGTCAGTTTGTAATGAACCAATTGGGTCTAAAGATGTTCCATATGAGTAAAATGTCTTATTTGGTTCATATGTTCTTTCAGACATTACCCAAGATTCTAACATTGCCTTATTTTTTGAATCGTTTCTTTGTAATTGATTGAAACACATATCACCAGCGTAAAGTGCCATGGACAAACTCATAATGGCATCATCGTGAGCACTTTTCATGTGGTCAGGTCTTCCATTAATATAAACAAACGTATTCAACTCGTTGAGTAATCTACTAGACCTTACTTGAAACCCTTTTCTTAATTGTTCTTCAAATGCCGCCACAATTTGTGTTCGTTTATTATTAAAATTCAACCCCGGAATTTTATCCATTACTTTCTTGTTATATTCCCATATGTTTTGTGTATTGACACCATCAATATATAGGTTTTTATAATTCATTTCTTGTAACTTCCTCGATGTTGCCACACCCATACCTCCGGTTATATCAATAACAATAAACGCGTCATATAGTACTCCCCATTTGTATGCAATTGATGCTAAATCATCCGGTGGTATTTTTCCAATGTATTCGGCAACTTGTTCTCTTTCATCAAAATCAACAATATTGATGGAAGAAAAATCCTCACTATCCCCTCTACTAACGTCAACACCCATAATATAACGATGACCGTTTACGGGTTCTTTCCAATGCCAAAAAGTACCTTGCATATATTTTTCTTTAGGTACTCTAATCATATTTTTAGCAATGTTTTCTTGGACATCATTTGGAATAACACCATCACCTGAACCTAAAAAGTCACATTCCAATTCTTGTGCGATTTTTCTTCTATCGTATTTGAATTTCTTTGACATTGATTCAAACCAAGAAGAAAATGGTTTATAACCCATTTCTTCATATTCACGATATTTCTCAATATCAAAATTGTGCATGACAACTTCATCATCATTATACTGTTCACGATTCAACATGTAATGTGTAATGTCACTACATTTCACCCACCTTAAGTCATTAGTGTATCTTGGGTCTTTAAACCATCTTAAATCTGTAATGTGGAAATCATTGATACCACGTAGTGCTTGGTCATAAACACCGTAATAGATTGGGTCATAACCGTTAGGTGTGGAAATTAATATA